AAAGAACTGCACTCGTTCACCACCATATGTTACATTACATGACTCTAGAACTGATGTCGCAATCCTGTTGAGAAATCTGTTGGGCCCTGCATTAAAGTAGTATTCAATATCGAATGTTGCTGGTACGATGAATGTCCTTGATGTATCTGCCGAATTCTCTGGGTCAAATGATGGTGCCATATAGAACCTAAACGTATTTACAATACGGTCTACATTCTGTGCTTCAGATTCAGACTTCGGCATCATCTTAAACGAGAACGAGAAACTTCTTCTACTGATACCTTCAAACACCATTTCCATTCTGTTGTTAGTAACCTTACCACTTGTAATTTGCATTGATGCTTTTGCACCAGGCGCCGCAGTATCCAATGCGGTTCTTAATGCCTCTGCACCAGACTCTTTTGCAACATCACCAAATGCACCTATTGAGTTAATTGCATTTGCACTGAAGTCATTTCCACGTTGAAATCCTTTATATGCAGCGATTGCTGCAGCAGTTGCTGCTCCAATCTCTACCTCACCATATTTTGCATCCTGTGATAGTGATACCTGTGCAGGCATATACAGTGCAATTGAACTTGCAATACGTTTTGTTGGTGCTCGTTTTACTGACAGTGTTGATGTTCCACCACTACCACCATATGACGTTCCAGGCGGAGAGCCTGAAGCACCAGAAAATTGTATATTTGCATTTGCTTGTTCATTGATGAAAAATTGCACATAGTGTCCTTGGTCATTACTACCCAAATCCTCTGGATATTGCAGTTGACCTTTACTAAAGCCCGACCCTCGTAACTTTTTTTGCAATGATTTCGATGCTACTCTTTGTATTCTATCTTCATACGACATTTGGGATTCCTAATAAATATCCTTATACATTATTTATTTAGGTGTAATATCATGGCATACCGTGGAAGATATAGTCCAACGAATCCAAAAAAGTATAAGGGTGACCCTTCTAATATTATTTATCGCAGTTTGTGGGAACGCAAGTTCATGGTATATTGTGACATGAACGATAAGATAGTTGAATGGGGTTCTGAAGAATTCTTTATACCATACCGTTCACCTATTGATGGTAAAATACACCGATACTTCCCAGATTTCTACGTCAAGGTCAAAACGAATACAGGGCCAAAGAAGTGGGTTGTTGAGGTCAAACCCAAGGCACAGTGCAAACCCCCAAGAACACCCAAACGCAAAACCAAGAAATATCTTAATGAGGTGCGTACCTTTGCAATCAATGAAGCAAAGTGGATGAACGCAAAGGAGTGGTGTAAGGATAGAAATATGGAGTTTATCATCCTCACAGAAGTTGAATTGATGATATAAATAGAAGTATGGCAGAACTAAGTTATTTCGACCAGATATCGAACCAGATAAAAACAGGTAATGAACCGTTCAAATGGTATCGTAATCGTATTAAAGAATTAGGTACACCTAGTGTGCCTGAACTATTGCGTGATGGTAAACTGAATGACCGTCCAGCAGGGCGTGCATTGAATATGTTTGTATACTCGCCTAAGTTGAGAAACAAACTACCATACTTTGATACGTTTCCACTTGTCCTTCCTCTCAAGAGTATGGATGGTGGTTTCCTTGGTCTGAACTTTCACTACCTACCCTATGCATTGCGAGCAAGACTACTTGATGCAGCAGGGGGTGACAATTTGAGTGTCAGTGCGGTTGAGAATAATCGACTAACCAAACCATGTCTGAAGCGATATCTGTTTGGTTACACACGTTCCAAGTTTCGTAAGATTGATGATGAGGATAATCTGACTGCAATTATGTTACCAGTACAACGATTTAAGAAAGCATCTGCACAAGAGGTGTGGAGCGATTCTAGGAAGATGATTTAATGGCACAAACATCACTACAACAGGGGTTTGCAAACTTGAGAGGTGGTGACTTCTCGTATGCAAGTAAATATGAAGCGGAGATATCATTTCCAGCAGTAATCAACACCATAGAGATGAGAAATCTTTCTATTAGATGCGATACTGTTACAATGCCAGGACGTAACCTTCGTACTGTCATGAATGGAAATATCTACGGCCCACCACATGAAATGGTACAGGGATACACATTTGGTGAAGTGTCTGCATCTTTTTATTTGAGTACCGATATGAATGAACTTAGACTATTCCATGCATGGCAAGACAGTATGGTCAATGAGAATACATTCGATTTGAGTTACTACAAGGAAACTGTCGGTACAGTAAAAATCTTTGCACTGGACAAAAAGGAACAGAGAGTGTATGGTCTTGAATTAATCGAAGCATTCCCAAAGACTATTGAACCAATCTCACTTGGATACGCTTCACCAAACACAATAAATAAAGTAGGTATATCGTTCCAATATAGACGTTGGAAGGAAGCAAGTTAATTAACATAATGCATTAGGAGAATATAGTATGGCATTACCACAGTTAAATACCCCTAGTTATGAGATGGAAGTTCCATCAACAGGGGAAACGGTTAAATATCGCCCGTTCTTAATTAAAGAACAAAAGGTATTAATGATTGCACAAGAGACAGGTAAGGAATCTGATATGGCTCGTGCAATGTGTGACATTATTAAAAGTTGCACAGATGGTCAAATTAAAGACCCCCAAAAACTTCCTACATTCGATGTTGAGTATATGTTCTTACAACTTCGTGCCAAATCAACTGGTGCAGAGGTTGAGTTAGAACTTACTTGTCCAGACGATGAGGAAACTAAAGTTCCAGTTACAATTAATTTAGAAGAAGTCAAAGTTCAGAAGGATGATGAACACTCCACTGAAATCATGATTACTGATACGATTGGACTAAAAATGAAATACCCATCAATGATGGATATCAGCAAGTATCAAGTTGGTAAAACTAAAACTGTTGACTTGACTTTTGGTATTATCAAGGATTGTTTGGAATCTGTTTTCGATGAGGAACAGGTATATGAAGACATGGGTAAGAAAGAATTAGATGAATTTATCGAGTCAATGAACACTGAACAGTTTGGCAAATTACAAAAGTTTTTTGACACCATGCCTAAAGTTAAACATACCATTAAAATAACTAATCCCAACACTAAAGTTGAGAGTGAAGTGATTGTTGAGGGTATGCAGAATTTTTTAGGATAGCCCTTTCCAATGACAGTCTGGAGTCCTACTACAGACTGAATTTTAATATGATGCAACATTACAATTATAGTTTGACTGAATTGGACAACATGATACCTTGGGAAAGGGAAATATATGTGGGAATGTTAAAACAACATATAGAAGATGAAAATGAGAGAATGAAAGAACGTAAAATGCGTAGGTGACCATAAATAAAAGACAGGAGAGAGATATGTCTGAAGAAAAGAAAACGGTGACTGTAGACCCAGCAGTTGTAGAAAAAGTAGACAGTAATGGTGATGGTCACATCTCACAAGAAGAGATGGAGATGAATTTGGAATTCAAAAGAAAAGAACTTGAAGACGCAGACGCTCGTAGAGATGCGATGCGAAAAATGACATGGTTCGCACTGTTAGGTATGTTACTGTACCCAGCAGGAATCTTAATTACATCTGTATTAGGACAAGAGAAGGCCGCATCAATTATCGGTGATATTGCACCGACATACTTTGTTGCAATTTCAGCATTGGTTGCCGCTTACTTTGGTGCAAATGCATATGCAGATAAAAAGAAATAGGAATAGGTAGATGGCTGTCGATACCAGAGCTGCAGAATTAGCAGAAGCAACTAGACAACTCGCAAGAGTAACAGGTGAACTGCAAAAGTTTAATGAGAGCACTGGTGTTGAAATTGCAAAAATTGTCGGTAAGGATTTAGGAAAGGTCACTGAACCATTTGTTAATTCCTTTATGGCAATTCCAGGCGTTCAAACTCTTGGTTCAATTGGTGGAACACTTTTCAACAAAGCGTTTGCCAAAATGAAAGAAAAGAAAGAAATGGCACATCTTCAATCACAGTTGAAGATGGATGACCTTGAGTTTGAAGCATTCAGAAAAAGAAAAGCAGTTCTTGACGCAGAAAAAGATGCACAGGATAAGTTAAATTCTGCCGCAGAAAATATCTTAGGTTTCTCTATAAACATTCCAAAGGAGTTTGAAGGTCAATTAGGTAAGTTGAATACTGCAACTGGTGAGTTTGTAATGTCTCAAAAAGAATTGGCTGACATTGAAAAAAAGAAAGAAGAACAAGGTGAGACGGCAGTTGTTGGGTCAATACAGGAACTTGCTCAAAAACAGTCAGATTTTATTGCAGAGGAAAAAAAGAATGCTGTTGAGATGAATAAACTCTTCTTGGATAGTTCTAAACAAGGAAAAACTGTTGAGCAATATATGAAAGGTATGAACAATGCCTTGAATAAACAAGTTGGAGATATGCAAAAAAGTGGTGCTGCAGAAGCAGAAGTCCAAAACGAAATGCAACGTAGGGAAGACAGAAGAGATACCCTATTTGGTAGTATTGCAAATGGTATTACTGATATGAAAGAAGGTATCATCAATGGTCTTGCTGGTCTAAAGGATAAAGGTCTTCTTGGTCTTGGTGTTCTTGCTGGTCTAGTCGCTGCACCGTTCATTGCTATATCTTCATTCTTTACTCAGTTGATAGCAGAAGTAAGAGTTCTTGACCAGTTGACAAAGGGTGGGTTGGGTAGATTTTTTGGCCCTATAACTAGATTCT